ACCTATATGTACTTCTTCGTCTTTACAAATAATAGTGTAGTTGTCATTTACAACTCTAGTTACCTGAGAACCGTCAGGGTGAATCTCCTGAAACGTTCCTGAACGGTGTTCGATTGCAATTCTTTCGGCACTAGGTGTATCGTCCATTTCTAGAACATGACCTGATTCTGACTGGACAACTTTATTATACGGATAGACTGGTTTCGCAGGGGATTTGATTTCGTCCAAACCCGATAAAAATAAAACACCATCTTTCTTAAGTATATCTCTTCCTGCATGAAGACCTTTTTCATCAGTAGTGTCAGCAAGTTTTGATAGGTCTGACTGGTCGGTATACAATGGATAATATGGTAAATCCTTTTCAGTAAGTTCAGGTTCTTTAATTGTTGAAGCTGATTTCCCAAGATAAGTAATATACCTTTCTTCATAAATCTTAGGTGCAGTATCTAATGCAGTTGTTAAACCAAATCCTCTTGTAGGTGAGTGTTCAGGATTCTTTCCATCAGGTGTTCCTTCATATGCATCAGTTGTCAATTCTCTTGGGTCATTAAAACCTCTAGTTTTTTTCTCTACCCTTCTTGATATTAGTTCACCTCTTGGGTCTTCTTTATATCCTGATTGTGGTATTCCTGCTGTCGAACCAATAACCACTGGTTGTTGTAACTCTTCATCTTTAAAAAATAAAACTACCGAAGAACCTTCCACGAGTCCGTGTTGAGTTCCAAATCCTGATAACCCTGCAGAAGTTGTTGGTAACATAACTTGGGCCCATGGCAAATCGGGTGTCGCTATATTCCCTTTATCATCACTATGTATTCCATGAACACGAACACGAACCCTACCAATTTTTAGAGGGTCTTGTCTGTCTTCAACTATTCCGTAGTAATGTCTCACATCGCACTCCTTCCTGTTGATGTTGGTTCTTCCAAGTCTACATTTTCAGGTGGAGTTGATGTATCAATCATTTGATTAAGTAAATTTCTCTCAATTTTTTGTGCATAACTTTCTTTGAGACATTCTAATGTTAATATACCTTCTCCTAATTGTATGTTTGCTGATAAAGACATATCAGCAATTAAATATCTATTGTCATTTATTTTATCTTTTGTAATAGACTGGTCATCTGAAACTTCAGATTCAGGTATAATTAACTCAACTATATTACCTACAGATATGTCGGTTCTTATAGGAATTTTTATTTCTATTCTGTTTTGATTTAATACTTCTTTCAATCCAAATCTTTCTAGTTTAGAATTATCTTTAATTTTGTTTCCACTAAACACCTCGTTACTTGATAAGTCTTTACTATTATCAAAGTCATGATTTGTGTCAAAGTCATATAAGACCATACTATTTTTTTGTTTATTCGGTGGCATTTGAAATTGATGTGGTACATCTTTTACTGGTGGAAATTCATCATCAAGAGGATTTTCAGTTGTAAGTGATTTTTCATAACCACCCTCTAACATACTTTCAGTTCTAATTAAAGGATACTTAGATACATGAAAACTACCTCTATCCATAGTTTCTTCTATATCGTAAATATTTTCCTTTTCTAATTTTCTAACAGAATCATATGATTTAGAATGAGATGCAAATCCACCGTTTACAGTTCCCACTAATGTGTCAAAAACTTGTGGTTTTGACATTTTAAGTATTTGGTCTCTACTTGGAGAATCTCCTTCATGAGAAGTGGGTTTAAGAAAAAACTTATGAACAGTTGCTTTCTTTTTTCTATCTTTGATATGATTCATTTCACCACTACACATTTGGTCTATTGATTTAAAATTATATCCATGTACCATTGTTTGATAAAAGAACATTCCATTTCTCCACGAGGAATTTGTTCCTTTGTCTGCATTACTCACTAAGTATTCAATTAATTTTGTCCCTCTCCAATTAGGACAAACTACTTGATTGTTTTCTGTTTCTGTATTTTCCCAGTGTTTTATTTCAGAATTGGGAATTGATAAATGTTGATTGATAACTTTATACAGTATATCACTATAACGCCCTCGAAACACTTGACTAAATCTAGTAGTGTTTGCAATGAATAATGCTGGGTCGCAAACGTCTAATTTATAATATTGAAGAGTTTCATTATGTCTCATTTGATTTGACATTTTATAAACTCTAAGTGTTAAATCTAAAATTGGGCCTGGGTTTTCTTCGTCTTCACTACCATGTCCAAATGAGAATCTTATAAATTCTTGTCCAGTATATCTAAAATATTTTTGTATGTTAACACCATCTAAAATAGTAATGTAACCTGTAAGAAATTTTCTTTCAATACTTTCAAATAATTTAAACCCCGAAACAATTCCTGATATATTGTTTGACATTCCCTCTTGATTTACTATGTGAATGGCTTTAATAGTAAAGGGTTGGAAAAATTCTTCATCTTGTAAAAGTGCTTCATCCATTATAATTACCTATTAGTCCGATAACATTATTCGTTCGAACTCTCTTAGTACCGTTTTTATCTTGCCTGGACTAATTATTTTAATTGTTCTTTTCTTTTCGTTTTCTTCTTCCTCTTCAGTATAATGTGTTACTGCAGTATAACCTGTACCACCATGTGTTCTCCTATTACCTAAACTATCTACATAATGATGAATACCGTCTCTAGCATCTGAAACTGATTGTACGGTAAAAGATTTAACAACATTTCCTTCTTTATCATGAGAGGAAATTGTTTCTCCTGCTTCAATATTAAAATCCCCCAATACTGTTAAACATTTATGCGATGGATTCACTTCTAACACACTTGCTTCTTTATTACTTACATTTGATTTAACTGTTTCACCAATTAAAAACTTAGAACTCGCAGAAACTATATCTGTTGAATTTGTTGCAATCAAACATTGACCTTGATATTTTTCGTCCATATAATTTTGAAAAGTTTCATAATCCATAAACCAATCGTAGTAATTATCAAAATCATTTACCAAAAAGAATGTCCAATGCAAATGACCATCTCCATATAACTTAGTTGCAACTATATCGGGTCTTTCACCATCTAGTATCTCATATTTTTGATATTCGATTAAACTATCTAAAGCATCACTTTCTACTCTTGCTTTTCTAAAAAAATCTTTAATCCTAACAACTTCACCAGTATTAAGTGTGTACGATATTGTAGGAAAGTTTTTAAATAAATGATTTGCCATAACTATCCTTTAGGGTCTATTGGTTGAGTTTGTCTAGTTTCACCAGCCGCAAACGATTTCATAGATTGTAATAATGGTTCTTGACCATTGTACATTGCAGAAATTTCCTGATAGGATTCTTGCGTAAGTTGTTTTATTTCTTGAAAACCTAAAGACATTGAAACTGATACTGGAGCTCCATTTGCAAAAGTTGTGGTATTACCATTGTTAAAATGTTTTACATCACATTTTTTACAAACCATAGGTAAGAAACCGTCAACGTGCTGTTTTATGGGCCCTTCCCATGCAACATCAAAAATATTTGGGTGATTATAATAGTTTTCATCATCATTTAACTTTTGTTCTGTTTTCAATTTCCCATCCTTCATTATTAATCTTGAACTTCCAAACGTATCTGGCAACATTGCAGTTCTAAAAGTATATATTATATGATTTACCATTTGCTGTTCTAATTCATTTTTAGGCCAGAATTGATATTCAAAATTAAATTCTCTAAAACCAACTCCTTCAAACATAGATTCTGTCATAGGGTTTTTTGCACGACCTTCTCTTACGTTTTTAACACCACCCTGTAATTTGTTTAACATTGAAGTTATACCTTGATTAACCAGTTTCGTTACTCCTGCTTCAGAAACAGCACCCATTACATCTCCGCCAGAGGCTCTTTCTATAAATGCATCCATTTGTCTTGCACCCAAACCAAAATCTGCTGTAGTGTAATTTGCATTTGCTGTACTACTAAAATCATTGGGAATATACAAAAGTATTTCTTTGTTAAATTTTTTACCTGCTGTATTACTAAAAAGATTTGCATTATTACCACCTACAGAACCATAACCACCACCTTCTTCAGTCGGTTCTATAGTACCATTTATTCTTCTAGGTCTAAGTTTAAATAAAAGATAATTTTCTAATATATCACCCATAGGATACATTAGTTCTTCTGTTTCGGGTTGAGGTGGACTTTCTGCTAATCTCATTCTTCGTTCATTTTGAGCAAGTAAAGAACTATCTCTTTTTCTAGTGTCCCTTAAATATTCTTGTGCTTTCTTTGCCTCTTCTCCAAGTTGGTCGGTTACACTATCATAATTCAAACTTTGAAGTTTAGAGGATATACCCTTTAAAGAGTTTATCGCAGATTTTGCCTTATTTACTTTTTTTATTAGTTTACTTAATCCCATGTCTTAGTTTCCTGGCACTGTCGCCTCTGAATTTCTTGAACCACCACTCTCATAGTAATTTTCTGTATTCGTTGTTTTATTATCACTAATCATCTGAGCGATATGAGCTATTTCAGTCTCATCAGCAACATTTGAACCAATGTTTTCACTTAATTCTTTAAGTGTTGTACCTGCAGTTTCAGCGTCTGCTCTCATTTCATCTAAATCAGCCTCAATATGCCCTTGCTCATTACTTAAACCAAACGTATCTAGTGCCTCATTAATATCATCATCACCAGTCATTGAAACATCAACAACCTTTTCTGTAAGCATAGAACCTATTATACCTGCACCAAGAACGGAAACACCATATGCAATCCAACCAGGCGGGCCAAAAGCAAGTAAAGGTGCGGCCACTTTAGCAGTAACAGCAGAGGCCGCAAGACCACCAGCTGTTGAACTAATAGGTTTTACAACGTCTTCTCTTTCTTTTCTATCTATGAACCCATTCCATTTATCATATTGTTCCTCACTAATTCGGTTTTCATCATAAAGTCCTTGAACAGTTTTTCTCATATCAGAACTTTCGTCTAATTCTCTTTTAATTTCAGCACCTGTCAAGAATACAGCAACAGGGGTAGATGCTTTGCCTGAATATTTTGCAAGTCTACTAAAAGTATTTCTAACTGCAGCTTTACTACTTTCTTGAACTACATTTTTTGATTTATCAATTACCTCGTTTACTTTTGACGGTTCTTTTATCCACCTAGAACCGTCAGGACTTCTAGCCCTTCCATCTGCACCTCTATTGACTCCACCGTCTTTCCAAGCCTGCCAACCTGACCTTAAGAAACCAGGCCCCTTAGTATTTTTTGCAGTATTCTTCAAGGCTGAACGGAAACCCCACGCCCATGAATCTGCCCTATCCTCTGCAGTGGGGTCAACCATATTCACCCCTTCTTTATCTTCGAAGTATTTTTTCCGTGCCTCTTGTCGTTCTATTAAAGATTCACCTACTTCACCTGCCTTATCTTTATCACTTAAATTATCAAATTCGGTTTTCGCTGCCTCTGGCTCTTCTTTCCAACCTAAAATACCTGACATCCAATTTCCAAATTTAGGAAATCTGTCCATAAGTTTTTTAATTGCAAGTGCAAGTGCAAGTAAAAGAATACCAGTTATACCAAGATTTTTAATAAGATTACCAAAACCTTTACTTGCCTTTTTATTATTCTTGTTCATAGTATTAACAAGACTTGTGGTAGTCTTTTTAATATTATCACCTGAATCTTCAGAACCCTTGAACATGGATTTGAATTTACCGAAACCCTTTTTCATGTTTTCACCAGTAACACCAAAAGTTGCAGCCAAATCTTTTAATGCACCAAATTTTTTCGCAATAGGGTCTAATACACCTTCAATGTCTACAAGACCACCTGTAAGTTCTTTAATACTACTAGAAAACTTATCAAATTTTTCTGTTGAGGAAAGTTCTTTTAATCGTTGTTCGAGAGATGCGTTTACATCTGTAATAATTTTTTCTTGTTCTTCACGGTTGGCCTTTTCTGCTTCAAGCGAGTCTTCAAATAATCTTTTCTTAACAGTGAATTCTCTTTCTGATTCTTTCTCTTCAATGTTTAATTCTTGTTTTCTTAAATCATTATTCTTAACCCAAATCTTTCTTTCTTCGTCTAGTTGAGTTTCTCTTTCTGTTAACTCATTTAGTTTAGCGTTTGAAATCTTATCAGTGAATTCCTCTTCTATCTTTCTTTTCTCTCTTTGATACTCTAGTTCCTGAGCATCCATATCCTCTCTTTCACGAGCTCTTTGAGTTTCTATTGCTTGGTGTTTTTTCGAGACTTGATTATATTCGGTTTGAATTTCTGCAGTTCTTGATAGAGAATCTTCAACGTGTTTTGCAACTTTTTTATATTCGTCATTATGATAAGCTCTAATAGTCCTTTCCTTTCTTCCCTCAGTAATGAGACCTTTCCAAGTATCTTGTGTACCTTTGATAGAGTCGGAAGCAATTTTTGCCATTTCCATATTAGTTTCAGAAATGGTTCCTATAAGTTTTTTAAAAGGAGAACGGAGAGAACGGGTGTTATTTTCCAGTTCCCTTTTATTTTCCATTAAGGCTTTGTTATATTCCTCTATAGGGGAATAATCAATATCGTTTGCCATCTACTTATCCTTAGTTATATTACTTACCAAATGCTTTACCAGCTTCTGATATACCAAATGCACCTAGTGTTACAACTACAAATGAGGTGTAGATTGTTTCTGAAACTTTTAAATCTACGTCCCATGCAAGTGCTGTTACCAAGTCTGTTATACCAAAAATCGTCATTAAGAAAAACGATATGAACCCAATGATTGCCTTTTCATTTATATCATTGTCGTCTAGGAATAGGTCTATGAATTTTCTTTTAGGTGGTTCAAGACCTGCCTTTGCTTTCTTAGCCTCTTCCTGCATTTCCTTGATTTTGTCTTCCTGTTCGTCCAACTGCTCAAGGAGAGCCATATACTTTTCTAAATCTATTTCGACTTCGTTTCTACTGTTATCTTTTGTTTCTTCAGCCATTTTTTATCCTTATAATTAAAATTAAAAAATCACTTCACGAAATCATTATCTATTCATTCTTGCTTGACGGGCCTTTTGTCTTTCCTTTTCTTCCTCTAACCAATTAAGTAACATAGCAATATAAATCTCTCTTTCCCAAGGCATCATATTATCTAATTCAGTTAATGAATAATTATGATGTTGCATTAACTGAAAGTTAGTGGTATAATAATTCACCAACGTTTCATGAGAAAGAGATACTAAAAAAAACTTTGTAACCCTGTCATAGTTGATGAGTTTATAGTGCCACAACTATCGCACTTGTATTCCACATCGTGTTGCAAAGTAGGAATGTTCTCAAAAAATTCATTAAGTTTATCAACTTGGTCTAAAGTCAAACTCTCGACAAATTGAACCAACTCAGAATCAGGAACATCATCGGTATCATAAATGGTATCACCGTCCCAAATAGACTGTATACCATATTTCAACATTTCTACTAATTGGTCTCCTTCATCTTCAATGACTTCAATTTTCGCCATTTGTTCAGATGTCGGAAACTTCAATGTAACACCTAGTGTATCTGTTAACTTAACATTAGGGTCGATTATATCACCTTCAGGATATTTTATCTTTACATCACCTAAATTAACCTCAAGTTTACCAGTACCCTCGCAATCTCTTTCTCTACAGTAGAGAGTCATCTTAGTTGTTTCTCCAACAGATTTAATTCTAATCTGTAAAAAAAGATATTCTAGGTCATACATTGGCAGTTTATGTGAATCAACTTTACCTTCGGTTACTTGATTTACAACCTGTCTTACTGCCTCTAGTATTTCAATACTATCTTTCCCTTCTTTCGCAAGCAACAAATACTTTTGTTCCTTTACAAGAAATGGACGATACGTTACTTCCGTTCCATCACTTAGTTTGCACTTATGTTTAGGTGCCTTTTGGATTGGTAATCCCATAATTTACTCCATATTGTAATTAACCAAAAAGATTTTTAATCTCTGTGGCTCTGTTATCAAGGTTTGTTAATTTATCTCGGATTTTTCCTTCTTTACCAAACCTACTTAATAGATTACTACCACCAAGTAGTGCATCTAATAAACCTCTTCCTTTATTTAGTAGACTTCTTTTAGGTGCTGGAATGTATTTTGATTCCCAATACCTATATGCAATAGTACAACTAAATTTCATTACGCCAGACGATTCGGCTGACATAGACAAACTTTGTGGTGAAAAAGAAACTGGATATGCTTCATGAAGTGTATACTCTAGTGCATTTCTTTTTGTATCTTCACTTCCTTTTCTATCAGTTCTATGTTGTATTATCTCCACCCTTCCAATATAATCATCATAGTATGCCATTTTAGGCATGGCCGCTGTTCCAGTAACCTCTGCAGATTGAGGGGTAACTGCTTCTTGTTCGTCTGTCGCCTCTTGACCTGCAACAGCTGCTTTATTCTCTCCTGCTGTAAATATTACTTGTTGCCATGCTTCTATAATTAATCTATCTGCAAAACTTTGGTCGCATATAAAAGTAAAATCTACAGTTCCACCGTCATTAACTTCACCAGTAGGCATTGCCCTTGTTTGTCCGTATTCAGACCAATCAGTAGTTCCTAAACTTCTGCCAGGCAAACTACAGGATTCTACTCTTAGACCCATAAGTCTTCCGTCTGTATTTTCTACTTTAGATGTTTTACCTTGAGGATTATCTTCTGTTTTTTCTCCGTCAAAGGATATAACTTTTTTTGATTTACCAAAGTATGCTGAAGGCAATAAGAATCTTACGTCAAATCTATTTGCTCTCGCACCTACGTCAAAGTTATATTTTAATTCGTCTATACTACTCATATTTTTTTCCTAGAATCTGCATATACTGTATTTGTATTAACATTACCAAAATCTGCAGTCGGTAACATTGCGGCTACGTCCCAATAATTTCTTTGTATTTCCATAGGTACTCTTTTTATTCTACTGTAAAGGTATCTTTTTACACATGGTAGTGCAGGGTTTAGTCTTGATACTGCTTGAAAATATCTGTAATCCACCTCTACACCTGTTCCAGTTGGTCTTTTATATAACTCTTCTAATAAGTCCTGTCTCATCATTGGTGGTATGTAATGCAGGTTAATTGCATAAAATCCATTATCAACAGTCCTTACATCAAAAGGAATTATCAAAGGAAATCTATCAAACCAAGGCAACTTTGATTTGGTTTTTGCATCATAAAACATCATATACATATTTCCTTCTATGACTTGTCCAACTTTAGTACCGTCAAGATACACTTTGTCATTTTGTCTTCTATCAAAGATTCTTCTAATGTTTGTTCTAAACCACTCTAATGCAAGTTGACTATTTTGTTTAATTTCAACAGGTTTAAGATTTTCTAACTCTTCGAATATACTAGACATAATACTATTTATACTCAAGTGAGGTGTTCTTCGGTCAATATTCTGAAATTGTATTTACGATTTTTGCAGTATTCTTCTGCGGC